GCGTGATGTCAAGTTCGGTGGTTCTGAGAACTGGGAACCTTGGATGGAAGATCATTTCACTTCAGTCTGCCGTGTATCGGGTGTTGACAACCTCGAAGACGTGTTTCACGTCGGTAACGGATACGGTCCTGCGGGTTCTTCAATTCAGAGGTTTACTCGAATGCATTCGGTTTCTGTTGGTGACATTATCGTCAACGAGAAGTGTGGTACTGCTTGGATGTGTGAAAGTGAAGGTTGGTCTAATATTGATTTTGGGAAACCGTTTTAAAATGAAAAGGATAGATATGACTTTACGTAATATAATTAACGAAGACTTCCTAGAAGAACTTATTAAAGAAGAATTAATGATGGACTTAGAGATTTCTGAAGACAATGCATTAAAATCAGCCTTGCGCACTGTAATTGCATATTATAGTGTGCCTGGCGAATACATGGAAGGAGCATATGATGGAGAGTAAAGTAAGTTTGGTTGGTATGACCAAACCCTCAGCAAAAACAGATTGTCACACTGCCGCAGATCTTATATCGTATGCGGCTAGAGTTAGTAATCCCGCTAACCAAAACAATAAAAAAACTTCTGCTAAGTTATTAAAATATCTTATCAAAGAAAATCATTGGTCTCCTTTTGAAATGGTATCCTTGACCATGGAAATTGTTACTACACGCGACATCAGTAGGCAAATGTTACGTCATCGTTCGTTTTCATTTCAGGAGTTTTCTCAACGGTATGCTGTCAGTGAATCATTCACTACTAAAAGACAAGCCAGAAAACAACATCCGACCAACCGTCAGCTCAGTGAAGTAGATAATGATCCTGTTATTCAAAACAAAGCGCAAGAAGTATTCAATGAAATGCAAGCCCAAGTTGCTCAAACTGCAAAAGATTATTATGAGATGGCCCTTAACAGTGGTATTGCAAAAGAACAAGCACGTGCATTATTGCCTGAAGGTTTAACCGAAACTACACTGTATATGTCTGGTACACTTAGATCTTGGATTCACTATTGTGATTTAAGAATGGGTAATGGTACTCAGCCAGAACATATGCAAGTTGCAAAAAAATGTTGGGAAATTCTTGATGCACATTTTCCTGATGTCATTTCAGCAGTGGAGGAAATTAATAGTGAACGGTAAGAAAGCAAAACTAATGCGAAAGTTTGGAAAAGTTGACAAGAAAACAAAAAAAATGTATAATAGTCTTACGCACTCAGAAAAAGGTGTGTTAAGAGAAATATATAAGGAGGCTCCGGCTGAGAAAAAATGAACGTTTTTTACCTAGACCATAATCCAAATAAGTGCGCTCAAATGCACTTAGATTCACATTCGTCAAAAATGTGTGTAGAATATGCACAATTATTATCTACTACGCATCGCGTAGTTGACGGCGAAATGTGGTACGGTAGAACTACCAACGGCCGAAAGATACAACGTTACTTTCATCCAGATAGTGTGTTAAACCAAGAACTATATAAAGCGTGTCATATTAATCATCCTTCTGCACAATGGGTTAGATATTCAAAATCTAACTACCAATGGTTGTATGACATGTGGACAGCCTTATGTTCAGAGTACACGTTTCGTTATGGTAGGGTTCACGAATCATTTCGTAAATTAGAATACCACCTATTGATTCCACCTATGAACTTAAAAGATAAGGGGTTTACGCAACCAACGCCTGCAATGGGATCACACCCGCATTGTATTGTTGAAGGCGATTCTATATCATCATATAGAAATTATTATTGGGAAGCAAAACGAAATTTTGCTAAATGGACTAAAAGAAAAAAACCGGAGTGGTGGTATGAACGGGAAAGGATCGAAACCGAGACCCTTAAGTGTAACTAAAAGTGAGTTTGATGCACAGTGGGATCTTATTTTTGGAGGTAAAAATATGAAAATGCATCGAAAGGAGGTTACCATCTCAGAAACTATATCAAAGCATATGTCCCCCAACGGCAAGAAAGAAGCTGTTGTTATTAAAACCGAACGAGGGTATGTTGTAGAATTGTATGAACAGTCACGATACATTCGAACCGTTGATTGCACTTCACATTCAATTAACTGGGCAGAAGACGTTGCCGAAAACTACGCACTAGGACTCCAAACACCATGAAAATTGTAATTGCAGGCTATGGTCCAGTGGGAAAAGCAATTCGATATGTACTAGAACAACGAAGTGGACTAGACATTTTTATCGATGATCCTGCAAAAGGATATAACTACTATCGCGATGAACAAATCGATCCAGTCGATGCTGTAGTTGTTTGTGTTGCGACTCCTATGAGAGATGACGGGTCTTGTAATACCGATCATGTCGAAGAGGTGTTTGTCAAATATGGTAATACCAAGTACCTGATAAAATCTGCAGTTGATCCTGTTTGGTTAGATTGGGAGGCGGGTGTTCGCGATGGTAGTTTTACGGTCTCGCCTGAATTCTTAGGTAGTTCTAATATCAACCGTAATACAATGGAAGAGTTTGAACAACAGACCTATGCGATTTATGGTGGTGATGACCCGAGGTTTTGGGACGAGTTGTTTAAACCAGTACTGCCAAAATTAAAGGAAGTTAAGTATTGTTCACTACAACAAGCCGCGTTCGCCAAATATGTTGAGAATACATTTCTAGCAACCAAGGTAACTTTTTTCAACGAGATGTACCGAATATACAAAGAGATTGGTTTTGAGGGTTTCGATCAGATGGTCGATGCGATTACCATCGATCCACGTATAGGACGTTCACATACTCAGGTGCCTGGTCCTGATGGTAAATTCGGATACGGAGGTCACTGTCTTCCGAAAGATATGGCCGCGCTGAGATTTATAACAAATAACAGCCCTTTGTTAGACGTAGTTACCGACATTAATAATGAAATTCGATAAACTTTCTTTTAAAGAATCGTTTAGTGATACTATATTAGGAACGTTAGTCAATTTTCCTATGAATTTCCTATTGATTTCTTTTGCATTTCATGTTAAAATGAATGCATTCGAAACAACTTTATTTTGTACCGTTATTTTATTTGTGTTGGCTGTTGTTCGTAAATATATAGTAAGGCTTCATTTTAAGGGTATTATTGATGAATAAAAAATATGAAGAACCTGATAAGTTTGTTCGTAAAAAGGTTCGTAAACCACGTAAACCCATGACCGAAGAACAGAAAGCTGCCGCAGTTGAGAGACTTGCGAAAGCACGTGCAGCAAAAGGACCTGCTAAAAACTTAGCAGTCCATGAATCTATTCGTGGACTGCCTGATGATCATTGGATATCACCAACAAAAGTCAAACAATGGTTGAAGTTTAATAAAACATTACTTTCTAGTATTAAAAGACAAGCCGACTCTAAAGATAAATCGGACCGGATTCAGTACCAGAGAATTGACACATATGTTAAAAATTTACAATCGTATCTTTCTACTGGTATATGGTCAGATATGAACTATGGTGAGAGAATGGAGTTTAAAACTAAATGGTTAGTAACCGCTTTAGCATACAACGAAGATGGTACAATTAAAAGAACTTTGGGTCATATTTACCCAGATATAGGGTTATACACAGGAGAAGATTGGTGCAACTAGGCGAAATGATGTTATCTAAACAAAAGTTTACTCGTATGATTGAAGACACCGTTATGAGAACTAAGTTGTCTCACATTGATGCAATCGTTCATATATGCGAAAAAAACAATCTTGAAATAGAGGATGTGAAAAAGTATATTTCTGAACCAATCAAAGAAAAAATTGAAGCCGAAGCTAGAAGGTTAAACTTTTTACCGAGAGGTAATGAACTACCCCTTGGTTAAAAAACTCGTTGACACTGGAGTATAAATAGTGTATTATATAATGTATAAAGTGGATAATCTGAAAATACTAAAATACAAGGAAATAATATGTCGTTTGAAAACTTAAAACGTTCCAAAGGGAACACCATCGCAAAATTAGTTTCTGCTGCAGCAGGTGAATCTGGTCCAACTGAAAAGAAGTCCTATGTGGATGAACGAATTTGGAAACCCACTGTCGATAAAGCAGGCAACGGTTATGCGGTATTGCGATTCTTACCCACAACTGAAGGTAATGATTTGCCTTGGGTTCGTTATTGGGACCATGGGTTTAAAGGACCAACTGGTCAGTGGTACATTGAGAAATCTTTGACTTCCATTGGTCAACAGGATCCAGTGTCAGAATCTAATTCTAAACTTTGGAACTCTGGTGATGATCGAGACAAAGATATTGCAAGGGAACGTAAGCGTCGACTGCACTATGTCTCAAATGTTCTTATCGAATCAGATCCGTCTAACCCTGCAAATGAAGGCCAAGTCTTTCTGTTTGTATATGGTAAGAAGATCTTTGATAAAATCTTAGATTTGATGCAACCACAATTTCAAGACGAGGATCCAATTGATCCGTTTGACTTTTGGGAAGGTGCTTCATTTAAACTGAAGATTCGTAACGTCGAAGGTTATCGCAATTATGATAAATCAGAGTTTTCATCTCCATCTGTTCTGTCAGAATCAGATGATGAACTGAAAGAGATTTATGATCGTTGTTATGATTTAAGTGAGTTTACAGATCCAAACAACTATAAGAGTTATGCTGAACTAGAAGCAAGACTGCATATGGTACTTGGGCAATCTGTTGCTTCTGATTATCCTGATCTTGCTATAACAGAATCGGCACCTGTGATGAAGGTTGCAGCTGCACCTAAGATTGCTTCCGATGATGAAGAAGATGATACTATGTCATACTTCGCTAAGTTAGCTGCAGAGGAATAAAATGAGTAAAACAGTTTTAACCAACTTCCGTATCGACGCAGATACCTATAAGAAGTTCAGAATATGGTGCATGGAAAATGATGTTACTGTGTCTGATCATATGAGAAACATTATCGACACAACCATTGCTGGTGAGTTAGATGTTAACCTCAAAAAAACTAGGCGTCCAGCAAAGATTAAGGAATCTGAGTTACAAGACTGGTTAAGTGAATGGGATTAAACGCGTAGGTTGATTACCTTGGGTATCCAACTGGAGTACTGTGGCGTGTTGAAATAAGTACTTAAAATCACCAGAACAATCACAAAGGGGACTTCGGTCCCCTTTTTTATGCACTATTATATGCTTCGGTTAAACCAGTTCCAGTTTTTATTGGACTAGTTAAAGCAGGGCCCAAAGATTGTAAAAGCGTGGTTGATTGTGTGTTAGTGTCACCAATAACAGTAGTAATCGTGCTAGACGTTAGGTTGGCCATTTGTTTAGTTCCTTCCGCAATCGCATCTGTTCTTTGACCTGAAATACCCGTTCCAATCACATCAAACGCTTGACCGATCTCTTTGACAGGTGTGTTTTTCAACCCCACCCCAAAGTCATAATCATCATCGAACATTACACCACTACCTTCATGTTTGAATGGACCACCTTCCCACATTGCATTGAGTAACGGTATTGCAAATGCGGTTGACTCAGCAATTTCTTTTATATTAGAAGTTAGATCACTAAAATCAGTTTCCGCTAAATTGTTTAATCCTCGACCAAGAGAATCTACCCCATCGGCGGCTTCACCAAAGGAATTTAAATTAGAATAATCCAAATCCATCAATTTACTAAGACCGACTGATATATTTTCAAAGATTGTTGGCTTGTCATCGTCAGACGTGAAAAAACTTAAAACATCACCCAAGGTGTCTTTGATTGAAGACAACCCTTGCGCCCCTAACAACGCAACTAACCCTACGGATGCTGAAATCGCAGCAGGACCAAACGCTATTAGTGATGCCATACCACTCAAACCAAGTTTGGCAATTTCGGCGAGACCTTCAGCAGTGTTCTTCATCAAGTTCTTTAAACCAGAACCATCAGTTCCAAATGCCTCGATTGCGGTAGATGATGCAGCTAACGCAGCAAAGAATGCACCAATACCAGCACCAATGAGACCCATACCAACAGCACCTTTAAATGCGGCTCCGGGCCTTTGCCCAAAGAGTCCACCTGTTGCTAAAAGTCCTGCAAATAATTCGGTGCTTCCAACATTGTTTGCAAAAGCGCCTAAACCTTCAGCAGTGTTCTTCATCAAGTTCTTTAAACCAGAACCATCACCACCAAACTTCTGGATCGCTGCATCGTTGATCGCAAGACCAGAAAAGAATGCACCAATACCAGCACCCATTGCGAACATACCGAATCCAGCTTTTAGAGAACCACCTGGCCCTAACAATGCACCCATTGCTCCACCAGCGGCAATAAGACCACCCATTGCGACCAGGCCTTTGGTATCAGTTGCAGAGAATGCTTCTCCTAGACCAACCATGGTCCTTTTGAGTGCAGACATGTCTGTGTTGAGAAAGGATAATCCTTTGTCACCTAAAGCTAAACCACCAAAGAATGCACTGATACCAAGACCCAATGCACCTAATCCTGCACTTATACCCGCCAGTTTACCAAAGGATCCTCCAAAACTAGATGACATACTACTCTCTGGTTTTGGCATTTCTCTCGCATCAATATTGATGGTGTCTCTACCAGCGTTCTCAGTAGAATTTTCTCTTTGTTGTGCTTCTCTTTGTTTCCGATCTTGCAACAAAACATCAGTAAACTTTTGCAAGTTACTTGTTTGGTTTGCGCTGTTGAATCTAATATCTTTGAGAACCTCAGTCTGTTGACTCAGTTCTGTCACAACATCTTCTAGTGTAGAATATTCTCTAGGTGCCATTTTGATCTCTGATTTGTTTTTCTTCTTCTAATGCCTGCATTAACATAATCATTTGTATTTCACGTTCCCAAGGCATCATATTGTCTAACTCTGTTAAAGTATATTTATGATGCCTCTGCAATAAAAAGTTAGTTTTGTAGTAATTTGCTAACTCTTCATGGGAGAGGCATACTAAAAAAAATTGTGTATTCCTTTTACTTCTATTGAATTGTGTTCACCACAATTGTCACAATCAAACTCAATGGTGTGTTTTATCTGAGGCATTGATTGCACAAACTCTGCAATGTTTGCAAATTGTGCAGATGTCATAGACTCTAGAAAAGCTCGAACAGTTTCTTTTGGTTCATCCGATATATCGAATCTTTCTTCTTTTGTGATAACAGCTTTGATGCAACTGCTGACAACATTGAAGGCGACCTCTGATTCATCTCCACCCTGTTCAATATCAAAATAACTAGGATATTTCATTTCAACCGAAACACTATCATTCACCTGAATCAAATTTTCAGTTTCAACAACCGGACATTCTATCAGATCTAGGTTTACAACAGTTTCGTTCCGTTGTTTGCACGATGAACAAGGCAAAAAAAGTTCTACGTTTTCTCCAACTGACTTGGATCTAATTTTAAGAAACAAGAATTCCAAATCAAACGTGGTCAACTCTTCTATTTTAATTTTGTTATCAGTACATGCAACAATTGTATCGGTTATTGCGTTTATTATTTGTGTCTCATCTTTTGTCTCATTCGCCATAAGAAGTATTTTTTCTTCTTTAACTAAGTAAGGACGATATTTAATTTTCTTACCAGTTGATGGTACTACTAACTGGTACGTGGGTGTTTCATTTAATAAAGGTAACGCCATAATTTACTCCATTATCTGTTAATAAAAATAGATGATTTTTGTTTGCCATTAGAAACAACTTCACCTTTCCAACTCTTGTATTCGAACTCTACTGTTATAGAACCAAATTCACTAGCATCATCACTTAAGCCGGTACTAGTAAATGTGACAGGGAAAGCTCGATCAATAATCCAATGATAGTTTGCAATGGAACTTTTACCAATGTCAATATCAATATCAATATTAATGTTTAAAGGTCCCAACTTCTTATCGAAGTTTCTACTAAACAATGGATAACTTTCAGCCCGTTCTAATTGATAAATGTGAATCGTTGCCACATATTGATTTGGGTATTTTGCTTCAAAACTTGCTTCGTTATCACTGTATTCTGGCAATATGAAATCTTGCCAATTTTGAAAGTAGTCCCGAACTTTTTGATTGTTCAATACACGAAAAGTTGCACTGATTGGTGGATTTGCATAACCATAAACTATTTTCTGGTTAGTGACACCCAGTTGTCTGTCCACACTAGTCATTTGTCTGGTTGGTATATCAATGTTGTTACACAGTAATCCCAGATCATATGCATTAATACCCGCAATGGTTGGAAACTTCACATAATATAAATTTGATTTTGTCAGTCCTCTTCCTTCGGATATAAGTGATTTAAACTCGTCTATGTTACCCAATTTAAGCATTGATCTTCATCCTAGAATCTTTGTATACTTGCCCTTTGTTACCTTTCCACTGTGCAGTGGGTAAAAAAGTTGCAATTTCCCATTCTGGAGCAGGAACCATAGCAAATTGACCTTCAACCTGTGATGTCAAATAATGTTTGAAACACGGTTTGAAATATTTCATTTGTGCTGCTCGGTTTAAAAAACTATATTTTACTTTGAACCTTGTAGTGTCGTCATATTTTTTGTTATTTGTTACGCCCATTAACTCATCAAGAAATTTGGCTCTTAATGGTATAGGTAAATAATGAAGGTTCATCCCATAGAATCCTTTTTCGGCGGGTCCTACTGCAATAATCAAAGGGAACGAATCCCAATACGGCAATGTGTCTCTGTGTTTGGCATCATAAAAGAACATAAACATATTACCAGTTATAGTTCTATTTTTAGACACAATGGGTTCCTCACGCATCAGTTCACGCCGGTTGACTCGCATCCTTTGAACTTTATTGCGAAACCACGCACGTGACTCTTTAGTTCGTGGAGTAATACCAGCACGAAATGCTTCTTGTTCGACGGTTTGGAACAGGTTTGACACTATTTTAGTACCTTGTGATTTAAATGTCTCATATGTCTATTTAGTCTTTTTTCTTCTATATGGTTTCATTTTCTTTAATGGTTTTAATGTTTTTGGCATTATACCCATCGATTGCAATTCGATCTCAGTCCATATTTCAAAGTGCCACTTGCGGTCTTTGCAATATTCTGCAGCTGCATCCCATTTGTTTTGGTTTTTAATATATGTCAATCCTTCACTGATATACCTTTTGGTTCGTTTATCGCCCTTGGGTGGCATGGTGTCTTTATGTGGTTTTACCTCAACCAATGATGTCTTACCATCGCGCCATTGAACCAAGAAATCCATATAATATCGGTGGTATTTTCTATCGACTTCGTACCAATATGGTATAACCACTTCTTCACTTGACCATGATTTGACATTTGGGTCTTTATCAAAATACATCATGCAGTATTTTTCCCACATACTTCTATAAATCACATTGTTAGGATCACCAGTGTATTTTGAGGAGTTTTTGACTTTATATCTTCCAGAGTATGCCATAAATCACTATAAATAACTGTATTAAAATCTTATTTAGAGTACCTTAATGGAAGACAGTCTGACAACAAAAAACTCAAATGAGTTTACTCAAGAGAATTTAGAAGAGATTGTTATCTCAGAAGAAACTGCTGATGATCAAGAAAATAAGACGCCTGATAATAGTGATGGCGTCGTAGATAAAAAGAGATCATTTAAATACCCTCTTACAATTTCTAATGACTTTCCTGCGAAAATCATATTCAAGGTGTTCGAGATAAATGATGACAGTATATTTGAAAAATCTGGTATCGCGGTTGAAAAGGTTTGGGATCAATTGAAATCAGGATTAACCGAGGGTTTTGATGATACTGTTGATACGGTGGGGACCTTTGTTAACAAGGGCTTGTCATATGTTTATGGTTTAGAATCAGTGGGTAATGAATATGTCACTCCAAAAGAGGCTAAACGAACACTCGATGATGCTGAGACAACACAACCACAAATTCAAACTTACGAAAATAAAGGCGTAGGCACACAAATAGGGTCCGTAACATTACCATTACAACGACCACTACGATATTCAGATGTTGCACAGTATGAAGGTGCTAGTTTAGGTATAATTGGTGGTATGATGAACGACGTTTTGAGTGGTAACAATCCATTTGAAGGCATATCTTCTAACGGCAAACTAAAATCTACTGCGGGTGCACTCGCAGCACAAGTTGTTGCACGAGGCCTTGGAACAGTTGCCGGTGCTACAATTGGTTCAAAGGGTGGTATTGGTGGTGCAATACTTGGTGGTATCGCTGGTAGTAACACTGGAGAACAATTGGGTGGTGCTACCAAGAATGCAACTAGGATATCATCTGCGCCTAATTTCAGAACACTATTTAATCATGTCGACATAAGAAACTTTTCTTTTGATTTTAAAATGATTGCTACATCTAAAGAAGAATCAGTTGCAATTAATAATATTATAAAACTATTTCGTCAAGAATTATATCCTGAGAAAATACCATTGGGTGCCACTGGTTTACCATTTGCATATAAGTTTCCTAATGTATTTGAAATTGAAGTTAAAAATAGATTTGACAACACTATGGGTTTCAAATTCCAAAGATGTTATCTCAGAAATGTACAGACAGTATTTAATGAGACTGCAACCGGCGTGTATGATGATGGCAATTTCATTGAAGTCAGTATAACTTTAGACTTCGTAGAAATAGTAGCTCTTGATAAACAAAAGATAAGAGATGAGGGTTATTAATGTCTAACTATTTTAAAAGTTTTCCAAAGGCCTTATACTTATTTGGAAATGAAACAACACCAGTTGCATACCAAGATCTATCAACTTTCAATAATTACATTAATTTGATATCTGAAGAGATTAGTGCATATATTGAATATGAAATACAAGATTTTGAAAGACCTGACAGTTTAGCTTACAAATTGTATGGCAACAGTCAGTACGACTGGACATTTTTTTCAATAAATGATAATATTCGCGAAGGTGGTTGGCCTTTATCATTGCAAGATGCATTTGATCTTGCAACACAGAAAAAATACAAAGATTGGACATGTAAAGTATCATTTAACTTCAACAGTGCTGATAGTGCTGCTACCTTAGCCGATTTATATCCTGTTGGCCAGGAGGTTAAACTAACCGGCGGTTCAGGTGGTATCATGTATGTCAAATCTAAAAACTTACAGGTTGGGGAGATAACTGTTTATTCTAAAAATTATAGTTTCGACAGTGATTTCAGTGCAAGTTCTGCACTGTCTTACTCTATGGATTCTAATACATTGCCCCTTGCAAGTGTAGTAAGAGAAGCATACGGCACATATGAATATCGAAACACAAACAAAGAACCCATTGATTATTTTTTTGATACCGAGGTTGTTCCTAAAATACAGGTAACCAATCTTGACAAACTGATAGAAGACAATGACAAACTGAAACGCATTCGCATTATCAAAAAAGAACTTATAGGGAATGTAGTCGGGAAATATAAATCGTTAATCGGTAGATAAGAATGTCTCAAGTTAAATTTGCTATTGTCGAAGCCGTTGTTGTTACTACTATATCTGATGGGAATGAAATTGAGATTGATATTAAACCCAACATTATTGAGTTTCAAACATTCGAACACATCTCTAAACCTTATGTTGATGCGACATTATCATTTGTTGATGATTTTGGGTTGTTGAATCAACTTGCCTTTCGTGGTACTGAAAGATTTCGCATCACGTTTGGTCAAACTGATGATATTCACGCTCCATTATATACCAAATTCTTCTTTGTTAACAAGATTACCGATGTTCTTAAATCTAATGATCGAAGTGAAATACTATCAGTAGATCTTGTTGAAGACATTTTGTATATTGATTCGATTAAACAACTTAGTCGTTCATTTACGGCACCTATTGAAGAGATCATCGAGGAAATATGTTCAACAGAATTGAGTAAAACTGTCATTCGTGACGATTTTGCTGGTTCTGCACAGGGCCCTCGCAAAATTGTAGTGCCTTACATGAGTCCTTTACAAACAATAGAGTGGTTAAAAACTCGAGCAACAACCAGAACTGGTTCGCCCATATACCTGAGAGCCTCTATATTTTCTAACAATCTATTTTTGTGTGATTTCGACACGTTGGTTAAAAGAAATGTTGTCAACGAAAAGTTGCCGTTGAGATATACTTCAGCGGAAGCCATGGTAGATGATGTTGATGAAAGGTCCAGAGCATATTTCAATGTACTAACATACAAAGAAATCAATAGTGGGGACATGATGTTAGACTATGAGAATGGTAACGTTGGTTCGTACTATGCCAATCTTGATGTTGCCAGTGGTATCACGTCTGGCAGTCACATTTCTGTTCGCGATATTATCACCGAGTTCTATTCTACTAATATTATAGCCTCAAATGTTGCACAACAAATATTTGATCCTACTCTAAAAATAGGTGATAAGTTATCAGACGAGTATGATTCATTGAGTATATTTCAGGTCACATCATCCAACACGTACAATCAGTTTATGAGTTATCATGACGAGACTGTACTGGTTGATCAAGACAATAACATCACCGAATCTAAACTTAAGATTAAAAATAAAATCATTCGTTCTATCTTAAAAAAGAACGTTATTGATATTGGTATCGAAGGCAGAATGGTGTTTGAGTCTAGAATCTCACCTGGCAATAAGATACGAGTCATATTCTTAAACTCCGATACTGCATCCACTAATAATGATACTGCCTCACAAATAGACAGACGAAAGTCTGGGGATTATTTTATATTGGCAGTCAATCACATATTCAAGGATGCCGGACATTTCACACAAATGCGGTTAACTAAAATCAATGAAGCGCCCAAAGTAATATGAATGTAATAAGACCTATACAAAAACAGTACTATGGTGATGACAACCGATGGTTTCTTGGTTATATCATTAATTCTGCGCCGCCTGCTGGACTTGAGGGTAGAGTTAAGGTTCGTATCATTGGCGTACACAATCCATCGACCAACGAGGTACCCGAAAAGGATTTACCATGGGCCCAGGTATTAATACCCACTACCGAGGGTGGTTCATCTGGTATTGGCAGGATACCCAATCTAAACAAGGGTGCATTTGTATTTGGTATATTTCTAGATGGTGTTGCATCACAAATACCATTGGTGTTGGGTTCGTTACCTCACACAGAATTACCAACAGCAATTCAATCGGAACGCCGATCAGATTTATTAGACACGTTTAATTATGATCAAAAACGTATTCAAAATGTTTCTATATCAACTATTCTTAAAGATGATGAATCAGATGCTGGCATACCTATAAGAAGGCAACAGTCTATGAAATTCTTTATTGACAATGGTTATACTGTTATGCATGCCGCCGCAATCACCGGCGCCCTTGAGATTGCATCTCAGTTTAAAACTTATGGTTCAGGTACAACGACTACCAACACAGGCCCTACGACCGTAGGGATTGCAAACTGGAAGGTAGATTCATCGGTTGGTAATCGTTATGCTGGATTAATAAAATTCGCCAACTCATACAAACCAGCAACAGATTGGAAACTATATTCTGTTCAACTACAGTATGTTTTATTTGAATTACGTACTCGTTTCAATCTTGCAAACTCAAAACTCCTTGTCACAGATAATATCAAAGACGCATCACAGATAGTGAATAAATACTATCTCAAACAAACAACACAAACAGATCAGGCTGCAACAAGAGCCTATGATGAGGTTATGGTATAATATGGCTGAAATTGTTGATCCCAAGACTGGAAAAGTTAGAAATGTTTCTCAACGAAAAGCTAACAGTCTTTCCGAGACATACTCCGAAGAAATCAAAAAGACGGTCTCCCAAGAGGCCAAAAGTATTTCGGACAAAGGTTTAAATAAAACTGCCGCTGATGCTGCCGAATCATTCAAAAACGCCGGTGCCACAGTTGGTGGACAAATATCAGGCCAAGTAAATGCAGGACTTCTTAACCTAGAATCCAAGGTTGATGGTTATAAACAAGAACTCACAGATGCCAAAGATACTGTCACAGGTATATTAGAAGGTGATGCCGCTGCAATTGATAATCTAAAAACAGATATTGTCAATTCTGCCATGTCTGCCATCAGTTCAAAACTAGGAACCAAAGTCACAATTCAATTCTCTGAACCAGATTCAGACACTGGTATTGTAACACCCATCACCGCCTCTCTTAATGCAGAAAACAATGGTGCAGATACTATCGCCGGAGTACTTGCAATCATCACTGGTTTGGGTATATCTGCTGATGGATTTGCAAATAACTTTGAAGGAGAATTACAGAATGCTCTGGGTGTTAATAGTCCGGAAGGCCTTGTGTCTGTAACAGATAAAATCAAAGATAAAGTTGGTGCATTCACATCCACAACTATTAATCAATTATCAACAGATGCCATCACCTCAGTCACCAATGAACTCAAACAAACCGTAAACAATTCCTTGGCATCCGGAAATGCTAATATCAATAAGTCAATTACCTATATTTCTTCCGTAAGTGACGGAGGAACAGGCAATCCTCCAACCACTACAACCACCACCGTTCAAACCAACGTGGGAGGAGGACTCACTACATATACAGATTCAGCAGAGTTTAATCTCGCTATAGGTAAACAAGACTCAGACGGTCTCTTAGATATTGCCAAACTTGTCACAAAAGATATTGAAACTAAAATCAACCCAACCAAACTAAAAACCAGTCTGTCAGAACTCTCAAACAATACCCAAGACGGTGACACAATACTATCATCAGTTAATAACGCCGAACAGACAAGATCAGACTATTCTATAAACGTTGAAAGATATAAAGGAATAGTTTCAAACAGAGTGGCGGGAGGTTCTTCATTGGGCGTGGTGCAGGGACTGTCTCTCAAAACGCTGACAACAATCCGTCAAACGGTCAAAAACGTTGCACCCAAACTCTCAGATGCTGAAGTAGAAAATCTCATTGCATTATCGCAGGGAGACGCCGTTGACATGTCAAATGCTATCAAATTACTTCAAGACAACACAGATCTTACATACAAAGAGGCACAAAGATTTCTTAAATCGATTGACACGACGATCACCAATTCGACGAGATTACCGCCAGACACTGTGATTCTCTCTGAACCATATGTTATTGGGAGTTATTCAAAGAATTGGAACAAGGGGTTGAATGATCCAGTATTTCCTTACATTTCATCCACTGCAGAACTGCAAGCTGAGATTGCGATCATTGAGAAGTCTCGAACTGTCGACAAAGTTATTGTGCATTGGACTGAGACACACACGAACAAGAATATTGGTAGTGAAGAGATTAACGAATGGCACCTTAAAGCTGGATTAGATGGAATTGGTTATCATTATGTTTGTCGCAGGGATGGATCGTTACAGAGGGGAAGACCGATTAGTTTGGATGGTCAACACACTCCTGACAATGATAATGGTACTATTGGGTTTGTATTTGTTGGGGGGATTAATGCACCTACTGGCACACCGAATGAGGAGAACTTTTTATCTTCTCAAAGCTTGACACGATCTCAGATTAATACTTTTGATCATTTTTGTAGAACTTTGTATAATGTACATCCTGGCATTAAGATTTTTGGACACAATGAAGTAGATGAAACGGGATTAAATGTTGATCCGGGCTTTGATGTTTCGGATTATGTTTTAACAAGATTTGGAAAAACAAATGACTAATACAGTTGATGATATTGCGGGCAGGAAAAAATACCTAAATGAAGGTGCTGAAGATACTCAGGGAGTACCAAGGGAGGGTATGAGCGATCCTACGGGAGAATATCCTAAACGGGATTATTTCTTTGGTAGTAGTGTGAATAAAGCTGCAGTGGGCGCAAAGGTGAATAATCTTGCACTTGGTGGTAGCGAACTTGGTATTGATTTAGATTTACCACCCCAGAAACCTAGTGAATATCCGTTTAATCAGGTACAAGAAACTCAGAGTGGTCATGTTATTGAAATAGATGATACGCCTGGCGGAGAAAGGGTGTTAATAAAACATCGCACTGGTGCAGGAATGGAATTACGAGCAGATGGATCTGTTTTAATATCATCTAAGAATCAAAGTGTTACGGTTACTGGTGGCGATGCCACAGTTATTGTAGAGGGTGAGGGAAATTTAATCTACAAAGGTGACGTTAATCTAAGGGTAGCTGGAGATTTCAATGTTGATGTTGATGGCAACTATAATCTAGAAATTGCCGGTGATAAAATTGAGAATATTAAAGGAAGACATAATAAGAAAGTTTTTCGGGATGTAAATGTTGACATTCATGGAAGTCGTGTTAGTAAGACAATTGGAGCTATAGCAGAAACTACTTTAACACGTTATGACGTACTTGTCAAGGGCCCCGCGAATTATAGAAGTACTGGTACTACAGAAATTACTGGCAGTAATCTAATTACTACAGCAGTTAATGAATGGACAGCTGCTGCGAGTACTGCAAATATTACCGCCAGACATATTTCTATGATAGGACATAAAGGAACTATTGGGGGACCATTGATTGATTAT